ACAATGAAAAAGGATGGCACGCCCTGTAATAGCCGAAAGACCAAAAATAATGCAGTCTTCAACTTCTCCATGATGTTTCTTAAGGTCATAGAGATACTCTTTCCTGATTTGTGCGTACTCTGGTGGTATGTTTGCATTTAAATATGCCATAATAAATCCTCATTTAATAGTGCCCCAGTTATCACCTTCTTCATAATCTACTTTGTTTGGAACTTCAAGTGATACCGTTGACTCCATAATTTCTTTTATTTTTTTAACTTCATATTTGTTTTGTACAGATATATCTAATTCATCATGCACTTGTAGATGTGGTATGATGCCTTCAGCATGTAGATCTATCATAGCTTTCTTTGTCATGTCAGCTGCAGATCCTTGTATCAATCTATTCAAAGCCTTGTATGTATATGCTCTCCTGATCCCTGGTCCGTGTTCCGCGAGCGCATCATCGTGAGGCAATGGCTTGTGGATACCGAACTGATTTGGTTCCCATAAATGAAACCTACATAGTCGACCCAGCAACGTCCTAACTTTACCTTTACGCTGTGCTCTATCCATGACAGCATCCATGAGTTGTTTAACAAACGGCACTTTACTATGATATTGTTTAAATAAATCCTCAGCTTGTAGTTTGTTTATACCAAGTTCAGCCTGTAATTTATTCTTACCCATACCATAAAAAAGACCCAAATTGATCGTCTTAGCTTGTGTTCTTGGTATCTCCGCCATATCAGATACAATCTGGTGAAAGTCTGCGTCACCATCCTTGTATGCATCTACAACATCTTCTACAGAATAGAATCCTTGTAAAGCTGCATAGTGAACTACAAGTCTTGGTTCTTGTTGACTGTAGTCAAAGCAACCCCATTTACATCCTTGCTCTGGTACAAATAAACTTCTGATCCGTGGTCCGAGATCCTTGTTCCTTGCAGGTATCTGCTGCAGGTTTGGATTGTTCATACTAAATCTACCGGTTACAGTGCCACCACCCTCTGATCTTAGTTGGTTTATCTCAGCATGTATTCTACCGTTGGCTGAATATTTTAATATCGTATCTATAAATGTTGTATGTGCTTTGTTTATCTCTCTTGCTTTTGCGATAGCTTGCACCAATGTGTGTGGATGATTGGCTAAAAAGTTTTTAGTAAAACTAGGAGCACCAGTTTTCTCTGTTCTGTCATACGGTAAACCAAGTTTATCAAATACTTTGGCAATAGATCTTGCAGCCCATATCTGCACTTCTTGTCCTGTTTCAGCGTATATGCCACCAAGTAATCTTTTTTCTTCTTCTACCATTCTTTTCTTTTCAATGGCTGCTCTATCTTGATCTACACGGACACCTAAAAATCTCATATCAACAAGAACAGGGAACAATTTAATCTCCATATTAAATATGTCTTCAATATCCTGATGCATTATTTCTTTTTTAAATTCCTGCCAAAGCTCCAATGTAAGTTGGGCGTCACGCTCTGCGTAAGATCCAACGTACATGGCTGGTAGCTTGTACATCTCTGCTTTAGGATCTACACCCCATGACTTTGCAGCTTCGTATAATGCTGTCTCGTCTTTACCTCTACCAAGATAATCTCTTGATATGCCGTTTAAATCGTATCTAAATCTATTCTCGTTAATAAGCGATGCAGCTATCATTGTATCTACAATCTGGCCGTTAATTTTTATACCAAGTGATCTTAACCAACATACGTCATACATTGCATTGTGAAATATTTTAGTTGAGTCTGATAGCATTTGACTCTGAAACCAATCAAGAACCATTTTACGATCCATGTTACCACCGCCCTCGTGTGCGATAGGGTAATATGCACACCAATCATGTGTGGCAAGAGATATACCAACCACTTCTCCAACACCTACAACAGAACCAGACCCCATTCTTTTATTTAAGTTTGGATCTTTTGTTTCTAAGTCTATGGCTATCTCATCGTACTTACCTAAATCTGGAAAGTCCGTTGGTGGTATCCACTCTGTTTGTGGTTTAAATATCGTTTTCATGCTTACATTCCCCTGCTATTGCCATGTATGCTGCAGCGTCAACGTAAGTATCTGCCGTGGGTGCGCCAAATTTTGTTCTTGCTACTTTCAATAAAGCCATCATGACAGCAGCGTCATGTGCTGTAATTTCTTTATCAAGATATGCCGACCACATCTTCGCTATGTTTGCATGGTTTACTATTTTATCACCATAGGTTTTTGCTCTAGGTCCCATGATAAGTTCTTTCGCTAATTGTAAAGCGTCTTCTGTTTTCATATTTTATATCCTTTGTATATATCTTTTGGTTCGACAATGTGTAAATGATTTTTAGTTCTAGTTGCTCCAACATAGAATAATCTATTTTCATCGTCAGGGTTTTGTTCGTAGTTTCTTTGTGTACTTCTTGATAGATCTGTCAGGAGAACTACGTTATCCTGCTCACCACCTTTTACTCCATGTATTGTAGATAAAGTAATTCTTGGATTAGAATTTAATTTCTCACCATTCTCCCTCATACGTCTTATATACCTTATTTTTTTCTGCGGTGCATCATCAAAAGCTTCATACCAAACTTTGTCTGTCTTCAACCACATTCTTTCTTTAAGTCCAGACATTTGATATCCTGCATCCTTATCTAAATACTTTAGAGAATTTTTTTCAAAATTATTTTGTGACATGTAAGATGCTATTCTTAATATTTGTTCGTGATTTATATCCACACCTTTACGAAGATTTTCCCAATCGTTTATGGCAGTGTACAAGTCTTGTTCCTTGTTTGTTTTAAACTTGTTCTCAAAGTACAATCCTTGCGAGTGTAATTGTTTTTCTAAATCTTCTAACATAAATCTAGTTCTTGCTAACACTAGCCAATTACCTTCTCTCATGTTAATATCTTTAAATTCTTGATGATATGAAAGTAAGCCTTTTTGCATTTTTGGTCGCCACTCTTTTGGTAATCTGTTTTTTATTCTTCCTACAATGTTCATTGCAATATCGTGCACAACCTGCGGTACTCGGTATGACTGTGCAAGTTTCATTACACGACCTGTCTGTGCAATAAAACTATCTACATCTGCACCTGCCCATCTAAATATCGCTTGATCATCATCACCTGCTATGTATGTGTCTTTTGTCTTGTCCCATATTGATTTAGCCATGTTCCATTGAGTTCTTGATAGATCTTGTGCTTCATCTATAAAAACAACGTCAAAGTTTGGCGACTTGTCTGATTTAATAAATTCTGTAATCATGTCTGTAAAATCTATTAAATTAAATTCTTTCTTGTATCTGTTTAATTCATTGTAAATACGTCTGAACTCTGTCTCTGTTATATCTTGTGTATGTTGTTGTAAATTATATTGTTCTTCTGGTTTTATACCTTTTAGTTTAGCTAATTGTATAATACGTAATGCATCACTGTTTGTACTAAACAACCCACTCTCGTTGTTATCGTATTCATGATAATCTAATTTCATTTTTAACTTTCTTCCTAGATCTTCGTAATGTCTGCTTTGCATTACATTCTCTTTTTTAAGTCCTAGTCTTTGAAAAGCTAGGGAGTGCAATGTTCTAAAATATGGTAAATCTTTTTCTGTATAATTAAATCTAGACATGGCTCTGTCTCTAGCCTCGTAGGCTGCCTTTTGCGTAAAAGAGAAATAACCTATACGATTGGGGTCTGTTTGTTTTAAATATTTATCTACCTCATTTAACAGGGTCGTAGTTTTACCTGTACCAGGTGGACCAAGAACAATAGTTTTCAAAACGCGTCCTCCTTCTTAAATGGTTTCTGTTTAATTTCTACTTGCTGTTTCTTAAACTGTTCTAATTTTAGAACAGATATTTTTTTCTTACCAACCATAATTCTTACTTGATTACAATTACACTGTTGTACTAGCCATGTCAAAGTCTCTTCGTGTTTGATAGGCCACTTACGTCTGTTTAAAAATTTATTAAAGAAATGTGTAAACTGAAAATAATGATGTCCATCACTGTTCCACACGTTACCAAAAATTATATCGTCTTTGGTAGCACCCTCTGCAGTTCTATCAGTACACCACTCTTCTAAATGTTCTTTTAATTGTTCGAGTTTTGAAGAACCTTCAGGTGCATCTATCTCCTCCATATTAGACATCAATTCTTGCACGTACTTATCGTATTCTTTTGCAGTCACTTTGGGTATGAGTTTATTTGTTTGTGCAGCGATAGCTCTTTTCAATAGTCTTTGTTGTAATAGATAGTCTACGTTCTCTAATTTTATTCTTTCTCCATCAATGTTTAAAAAATAATATGGTTCTTCTAGTTTTATTTTTTGTAGATTAGTTAGCTCAGGAAATAAAACTTGACCTTTTATACCATAGTCTCTTCTACTACATAAGTTCTTATCGCAGTGGTTACAAAAAGGATCTTCTTTACATTTAAAACCCAACTCTTTGTTTTCATTTGATTTTATTTTAGCTTGAATTGTTCTATCATCCAGAGGTCCCTCGGGATGTTTTGCAAAATATTTATAGTTAAAAGCATTTATTTTAGATTGCCAACTGTCGGGCCATTTTCTTTTTGCATATTGTATGTATTGATATATTAACCTGTCTCTATAATCTTTTATATCTGTTTGTATTATTGATTCTAAACAAGGAGGACCATCACTAAGTTCTGATTTAGGTCTTTCTATTTTTAAATCTTGTAATTCTTTTGGTGTGAGAGCGCTAACTTCTACAGCATTTAAAAAAACATCTATTGTAACTGCTTTACCTTTATCATCAAAACAATATCTTGTTGTATTTTTACAATTAAAGTATGGTAAGTTTAAAAAATTTCCTGTATCATCTTGCGATTTTAATTCAATTTGTTTTGGAAATACCTCAGCATTACCAAAACCAAGTATAGCACTCAACGACATTAATTTATCTCGCATTAACTTTGCTGGTACAAAATCTGTTGTAAATAAAAATATATGTGCGCCACCACTTTTAGATCTACAGACGTGTAATGGTATACCCATTGGTAGCTTGTTTATAATTTTTTTATAGTCAAGAGTGTATTGATCTACATCGATACATCCCCATCTACATTCGTTATCTTCATTAATAGGTACGATTCCAAGACCAGGTTCAATACCATTAAGGTGGTTTTGCCAAAGCAGATCTGTAACTGGTTCTCGTTTAACAAACGATTTACCTTTTATTTTGAGTCCATCGGCACCCTTCTTGTCCACATAGGTGCATCCATGTGCTCGCATTAATCCTGTAAATATCTTTCTAAAATCTTCCATAATTATTTTTGGGGGCGGGTCCAGTCTCCCATCACCGCCCCTCTATCTTCCCTAGGAAGTTTTTAGTACGGTGAATTGGATTTGGATTCTTGCTCTCCGTGTTTTACTTTAACTTCACCCTTTGAAACGTTTGCTCCAAAGTCTTTAGCTATCTTGTAAATACCCGAATCGCTGATTGGTCCAACTCTAGACACGTCCCAGCCAAACCACGTACCTTTGTCGTTAGACTGTTGTACGGTTTTTAACTTGTAAATGTGGCTATATGTTGGCGGTGTGAACATACCGTTTTTACCTTGCATCTTTAAACCCATCATCATTGAGTTCCATTTTCTACTCACTTTTAATTGAGTAGCTTTCATAGATATCAACGCTGTTGTTGGATTATCACCAAGAATAACTACGAAGTGACTCGCTGTATTCTCAAGATAGTTACCATTAGATAATCTATCTTTGTTGAACTTGTCTCTTGTAGTTGACGGTAAGTCATCTCCAGCTTCATATATTTTTACTGGAGCACCTTGACTCTCACCTCT